TATGTTGCCGCTGACCGAAAGTCCAGTCAAAGTGCCCACGCTGGTTATATTGGGCTGAGCATTCGTCAGCAGCGTACCAGTGATATTTGTACCAATAAGGTTGCCACCGGTGATGTTGCCTGTGGCGTCAACTCGACCTGCTGTAGTTAAATTGCCACCAACCACATTACCAGTAGCAGCTACCTGACCTGCTGTGGTCAAGTTGCCACCTGTGACGTTGCCAGTGGCTGTTATTAAACCAGACGTTCCAAGATTTCCAACATTGGCATTGCCAGCAATGTTGGCAAAACCGGTAGCAGTTATATTGCCTACACTGAGATCACTGATGCTGAGGTTACCAATGATACCGCTGTTGGCAATTACATAGTCGCCCTGGATATTGCCCACGGCACTGACATTACCGGCACTGATGTTGCCGGTCACTGCTAGGGATGTCAGTGTACCAACACTGGTAATGTTGGGCTGCGACGCAGTGGTTAAAGTACCCGAAATATTGGTACCTGATAAATTACCGCCTGTGATGTTACCTGTGGCTGTTATTACACCAGCGGTGTCAAGATTTCCCACAGTAGCATTGCCGGTTACTGCAATTTGTCCAGCTGTGCTTATATTTCCAGCTGCGGCATTGCCAGTAACGGCCAAGGAACCACTAGTCGTCAAGTTGCCGCCCGACACATTGCCCGTGGCTGCTACCACACCTGCTGTGGTTATATTTCCACCTGAAACGTTGCCCGTAGCGGTCACCGTGCCGGCTGTAGTTACATTTCCACCTGCTACGTTCCCGGTGGCCGTAATAGCGCCGCTGGTTCCAAGATTTCCCACATTAGCGTTGCCAGAAACTCCCAGAGTTCCTGAGACATTTGCACCCAAAGTTGTGACAACAAACACATTGGCAGTACCGCCCACCGATGTGTTGACATTGCCGTCGGCTACTGGAATGCTGACATTGCTTGTGCCATTAGCAATACTAGAGGTGCTGATTGAAACATTGCTGGCAGAAGTCAGTCTACCATATTGGTCTACTGTAAAAACACCAACGTTGGTGGCGCTGCCGCTGGTACCACCATAGGTACCCGCTGCCACACCAGTGGTACTCAGCGTGGCCACGATACTAGTTGTGCCACTGCCGGTTACGTTTCCACTCAGCGTTATGGTTTGATTTTGAGTGAGATCAACGACTGAAACTGTGCCATTATCAATCTTGGTATACAGCTTGCCATCAAATGTATTGATGGCCAATTCACCCAAACTTAAATTAGCGGTACTGGGTATCGTATTAGCTACTGCACTTCTTTTTAATAATATTGTATTAGCCACAGTTTATTCCTCAGAACGTCCCACCCTCAAGGGTTTGATCGTCATTTACAATTTTATACCAGCTCGTCCAAACGCCATCTAGATAGCTCCTGGCCCACTGTAATTTGACATTTGTCACTGTCACTGTGCCAGGAAAAAATATCTGCGTTACTCCATCTGTTTCGCTGGCCACTTGCAACAAACCTTTAAACACAGAACTATCTAAAGGTGTGCCGGTTGTGCCAGACCAACTAGTTCTATTTACCTTGTACACGCCCATTTCTGTCAGGGTATCCCAATTATCAGTATCGGATCCGCGCTGTGCCATTACTCGAGTCAACGCACGGCCATCGCCTACGAACATATTACCAGTAATATTGCCGGAAACTGTGAGATTTCCTAAGATATTTGCGCCGGAGGTATTAACCACCATCACATTACTGGTCCCGCCTACGCTGATCAGGACAGGTCCATCGGTTTGCGGGATAGTTACATTACTGGTTCCGTTGCCCAGGAAGCTACCCGACGGGAGATTTGTAAGTCCAGAACCATCACCAAAAAAAGCGTTTGCTGTGACAGAATTGGCTGTAACACTGCCAGAGATATTGGCGTTGGCTGTAGTGATTGAATCTGATGTAACTGTGGTATTGCCTACAGAAACATTGCCGGCGGTGATGTTACCTGAAATATTGGCGGTTGAGGTGGTTAAGGCGTCATTAGTAAGCGATGTATTACCCACGTTGACAGCATTGCCTGTTACAGTGGTATTGCCTACACTGACAGCACTATCTGTAACTGTGGTATTGCCAACCGTAACACTGTTGCCCGTGACACTGGTATTGCCTACACTGACGCTGTTGCCTGTTACAGTGGTATTGCCTACACTGACAGCACTATCTGTAACTGTGGTATTGCCAACCGTAACACTGTTGCCCGTGACACTGGTATTGCCTACACTGACGCTGTTGCCTGTGACGCTAGTGTTGCCCACTGTTACAGCATTGCCTGTAATAGCAGTGTTGCCCACACTGACACTATTACTTGTTACACTGGTGTTACCAACACTGATGTTGTTACTAGATATAGAAGTATTGCCTACTGTTACAGCATTACCTGTTATCTCAGTGTTGCCCACTGATACGTTGCCAGAACTTATAGTGGTATTACCAGTGGAGATAGCATTGCCAGTGATGGATGTGTTGCCGGTGGAAATAGTGTTACCAGTGATGGTAGTATTGCCGGTGGAGATAGTGTTCCCACTGATGGTAGTATTGCCGGTGGAAATAGTGTTACCGGTAGTCGTAGTAGTATTACCGGCTGCTCCGCCAATGCTTGACAGAGTTTGGGATATTTTGGTCCAGGTTCTTAGAGTTGAATTGTAACGATAAGTGTAAGTTCCATCGTTATAGATTTCATTTACCACCCAGGAAGCGTAGGTGCCGGTGCCGGTAATATCAGTAATGGTAACATTCATGACACCGGTGGCAGAATTATACCCGGTAACAGTACCAGCCATTTTAAAATTGTTTTGGTTGGTGCTGCTGCCGCTGCGGGCTATCAAAACATTCCTATTGGGTACATATGATAGTCCGGTGCCAATCGTGAGAGTAGTAGCGCCGGTAGCTATCGTTAAACTCGTTGTGCTGGTGCTGTTATTTGCTGCTGGTGTAGGAAAAGCCATCTAGATACCTTTTAAAACTCAGGGGGTAAGAAATCATAAAAGTAATCACTGACCCCATCAGTGACCCACATGTATAACCTTTGGAAACCTGTGTCCGGCTCCTGGAAGAAGAATATATCTCCATAAACTAAATTGTCAAAATTGATGTCAGAACCATCGCCTACATAGAAGTGTGTGGCCCAATATGTTTTGCCATTGCCGTCACTGGCCAAATATTGCCCTCTCGTGCCAAAACTGCCAAGCACATCGGAATAATTTGCGGCAGCGTACACTCCGCCGGCTAACAAGTCGTCTGTGAGAGCCAGATTGCCCGCAAAAACATTACCTGAGCTCAAGAGATTGCCGGCCAAAATCAAGTTTGACACTGCCGAGTCAAACGTTAGAGACGAGCTGCCGCCAAATACTCCATTGTTGTTGAACTGTAGATCGGAGTTGGCACCACCGGGAACACCGCCAAATATATAGGGTTGTCCATTGGCATAATAAATGTTGTCGGTAAGTATGCCGCCAGCAATTACATTGGCTGCTAGGTTGGCAGATGCGCCCAAGTAAACATTGGCTCGCAGATTGCCATAACTGTCAAATGCCACAACTTCATTGGTGATAGTGGTCCTTGATCCAAAGCCAAATTCGCCATTGCTGACATCCCACCCCATGAATGCCACTTGGGCCTGCGAATCAAAATAATTTAGAGCAGTGCCAACATCAAACCCAGTGTTGCTGGTGGGCGGTTCACCGTTGTTGCTGACCTGCAACTGGATGATAGGATCTTGCACACTGAGAGTTTCAACATTGATGTAGACCAAGTTGCCGTCTACTGTAAGATTGCCAACTGTGGCATTGCCTGAAACATTTAATGCGCTTAGAGTGCCCACAGTGGTGATGTTGGGCTGCGCAGCCGTTGTCAGTGTGCCACTTATCGTGTTACCTGATAAATTGTTAGCCGATGCATTGCCCGCCACTGTCAACGTCGACAGTGTGCCTAGTTCAGTGATGTTGGGTTGATTGGCAGTGGTTATGATACCGGCTATCGAGTTGGCTGACAGCGTATTACTGGTAAGATTCTCTAGCACCGAAACATCAGTGGCCGTTATGTTGCCTGACACCGTAACGGAATTGCTGGTTTGATCAAATACAAAGGCGCTGCTACCACCAAAGGCACCATTGCTGTTAAACTGTATCTCGGTATTGTTGCCACCAGGCAGTTCTAGATCCCATGGCTGGCCATTGGCGTAGAGCAGATTATCTGTGAGAACATTGCCTGCAATAACATTGCCTGATATATTTGCCACCGGGGCTGATACCAAAAGATTGGCCGTAACTGTATTGGCAGTGAAACCACCCGATATAACAATATCGTCGCCGAGTTGAGTCACTACTGCATTGTTGCCCCAAAATAAGGTTCCGCCTTCGTTGGTCAATCCAGTATTGGCCAAATACAGTGTATTGCCCGCAAGCCAGAGATCTTTCCATTGAAGATCTATGTTGCCCAGGCTGTACACAGCATTGGCCAGGGGCAGTATGTTGCCGGCCTGCAGGAGATTGGCTACATTGGCTGTGACTACGTTTAAGTCACGAGTTTGCTGATTGAGAACTGTGTTGCCGTTGGCGGTTAAAACGTTGCCCTGCAGATTTGCAACAATGGTGTTACCAAAGTTGATGTTACCAAAGAAACTGCCATTCAGCGTGAGATTGCCGTTGATCTCAACGCCACCTGTACCAAAATAGGCAGATCTAAATCTTAAATCATCAGAACCCAGGCTAAAAGTGTTGTGAAAGCGGGGTAAAACGCTGTTGTTTACCTGCACTACGCCCACGCCCTGTGGGTTCAATATCAGATTGCCGTTGGTGTTGGTTACCGAGATTTGATTATTGGCAATCTGTATGTTGGAATCAACAGGGCCGTACTGCCACAGCGACGTAAAGTTTTGATTAACTTTGCTAAAGGCAACGTATAAATCGTCGCCGTCTCCGGTGTCAGGACCGGTACCTGTGTTGATGATCTGCTGTGCCATTTTAAGGTGCGCCCAGCATATTTATAGAATTTTGATGTGCGAGATCAGCGTCAGTGCTTGCCAACAACTATCTCGATCAAGCCATCATCATTGGCATTTTCTAGACTTTTACCTATCACTGTGCCCACGCTGGCTTGATTGTTGGTGCGAGCAGCGCCGCTACCAGCACTGACCAACAGATCTCCCTTGCGCACAGGTCCTCGCACAAAACACTTGACGCGCCCCAACAGTGCCAGCGCCACAGCATGCTCGTGCTCAAGTCCAGAATTCATGAGATATGCCGGAGCTTCGGATACCACACCTGCCACAGCAGAACAGTCAGGAATCAAGCATTTTGTGACTTCTTGTGCACCTCCAAATTGCAGTACAGTCCCAGGCGCGTAGTAGGCATCAGCACGATAAAGCTCAGCCACGTCAGCATACTGTGCCGAGGTGGCTTTGGCAAACACTGTGTTAAAATAGGTTGTGCTGCTGCCAATATTGCCAACACCATTGCTGGCGCCGTTATTGATGTTGCCCAAGACAAGATTACCTGTTCCCAGAGTCAAGCCGGCAGGTGTAAACACAGCCACATTGGCCACACCGCTTACAGTCACAGCAATGTTGCCATCGGTTGTGGATACTTTGACGTTTGAAGTGCCATTGATGATCTGCGTGGCATCCACACCAGTGAGTTGGCTGCCGTTGCCCAAAAAGTAATTGGCTGATATGTTGCCCGATGCTGTGATGTTGCCTGTTGTGGCAACACTGGTCAAGGATTGAACAGGATCAACACTGAATGTCGTGCCGGTAAGGACCAGTCCGGTGCCTGCACTGTAGACCTGCGTGGCAGAAAACTGCGTGAATGTTAGATTTGTGTAACCAATTATAAAAGGACCCACTGGCGCAGTCATTACATAGCTTTCGCCGGCGCCAGTGTTGCCCGAAGTCACATAAAAATAATCGCCTGCGTCTAGAGCATTTGTGTCTTCTGGAGCGTAGGTGTCGGTGTCAGTGCTGCGAGTCAACACCCAAGCGTTGCCCGCATCGCCGGGCACAGTGACAACGTAAACTCCATTTTCATAGGCATTGGTTTGATTATAAATCAAGACACGATCATTGATATTGGCAGTGACACCATCAATGGTCAGCGCTGCCAGTGCGCCGGTATTGGTCAAAGTTGCACCAACACCGGAGTTAGCACGCAGAGGTTGGGTGAGCCCTGTGCCGTTAGTCAGGCCTGTGATTTCAGTTCCATTGTACTGGGTAGACAATGTAACACTGTTGGCTGCCGGTGTAGAATAAACTAGATAAGCTAGATTTCCAGTGATGCCATTGAAGCTGTTGTCAAACCATAAAACGTCGTTGGTGGACAAACTGTGTGCTGACGACATCACCAAGGTGTTACCTGTGACAATGTCTGTGACAGTGTGTGTGGTACCACCTTGAACATACGCTGCGTTAAAGCTACCAGCCGAGTCGGGGGATTCCAATCGCACAGGTGTGTGTATGGTTATTCCAGTGCTGGCCACAGTATCTACATAGAGTTTACTGGCTACGTCGCCAGCTAACACAGGAGATGGTACATTACCTATGGTACCGTTGGTTATGACTACATTACCACTGGGGGCAAGCACAATGTCAGAGGCGGCTGAGATTCCAAGATCACCCACTGAGCTGATGTTGCCTGTGACATCGCCTGTTACATTACCTGTGAGATCGCCAACAACATTGCCTACAATGTCACCAGTGACGTTGCCTGTGACATTGCCTACAATGTTACCCAAGATGTTACCTGTGATATTGCCTGTGATGTTGCCCACCACATTTCCTGTCAGGGGTCCTACGAAAAATCCATAGTGTGTTTCGGTATTAGCATCCACCAGCACAGTACTGTCTTCTTTCAAGACACTGCCAAAGAGATCGCCCACAACACTGCCTGTGACATCACCCGCCACATTGCCAGCGAGATCGCCTACAAAAGTTCCATAGTGTGTTTCGGTATTGGCATCTACCAGCACAGTGCTGTCTTCTTTCAAGACACTGCCAAAGAGATCTCCCACCACGCTGCCCACAACATCGCCGGTCAAGGGGCCAATAAACCCTGTTGACACAATGCCTTGTGGACCAAGCTGCACAACATTGGCTACCCCATTGATATCTACCAATATGTTGCCCGATGCAGTGGGTGTTGACAATCTTGTGTTGGCCAGCGGACTTTGTTTGACCACGTTAGCATAAGCAATCGCTGCTGAAATGTTGGCCAAAGCGCCACCGTCACCAAGATAATAACCTGCTGTGATATTGCCTATGATGTTGGCTGTGTTGGCAGTGATGTCATCAATCGTGACATCTTCAAGATTGACGTTGCCAATGGATGCGTTGCCGTTGACGATGAGATTTCCCGTGATTGTGACCTGGTTTGTGTCCAAGGTCACGATATCCGTAGGGTTTATGGAAACAATGTTGTAATCGCCATCAACGCGCTTGAATGTGGCCATCTATAGATCCTTTCCAGTATTTAGTTGGTCTAAAAAAACCTGTAGGTCCAGTTTTTCATGGTTTGATATTTTTTCTAGGTCATCAATGCGGGCAGTGGTACTGCCCATTACCCTAACAAACATCTTGTGCGGGTGTTGCTGCATCACTGTGACCAGTTGTTTGACCCAATTTCCAGTGTATGTGGGCGGGGCTCCTAGGTTTTTATAGTGTTCTGTACCAGCATAAATGTTGTTGAAATGCCCGCTTTCGTTGGGGCCAAGATCAAAGCCCAACAGGTAAATCCTGTGATTGTTGTCGTCTGCGGCCAGTGCCGCTGCAATGGGACCCGAGCTCCAGGCATAATAGGGTTTAGGCACTGGTTGTGCGCCCCAGTCTGCTAATGGTCTGCGCGTATAGAAACGATTTTTCCTGGCATAGCCGCTGAATTGTATGTCTTTGGCTATGGGAGTATCTGTGGCCACCAAAACATGCACCGTGTTGGTGCGGTAAATGCCGTTGCAGCCGTACACCATGCCGCGCTTCATCAGATGATCGGGGTCCACAGCTGATCTGCTTACCCCATTACCCAGTACAAAAGCGGCCATAAAAAATCCTCCCTGTTATGTAGCAGGGAGGATCCAAGAGTCACATCAAATCAAGATGTGTAGTTTTCCACAATGCCCAAGCTGAGAATGTTCTGCTGTTGGCTGGTGTTGGCCAGCTGACCGCGGGTTCCTGACTTGATTTCAGTGCCTTCGTCGGTGAAGAAGTTCACTGCTACTCGCACCGGTGGTGTTGAGTAGTCCAGAGCAAACTTGTTGGTAAGCTTGCTGATGCGCACCAGGCTGGAGTCATCCAAGCTGTAGCTGATAGTCATGTTGCCTTCGCTTAAAGCACTGTCGGCTTCATTAGACAATGTGCAAACACCTTGATTGCCGTTGGTATCTTGCACCAGATACTTGATCGTGCCTTTTTGGCGCACGATCCAACCGTCAGCTTCGCTTTGACCAGCGATGAATACACGTACTTTGACCACAGGGTATGTTGCTGTTGCAACACCACCGCCGTCGCCTTCGCCGCCCACTACGCCGGCATATTCTGTTGTGGTAGCAGGATCAAAGCCTGTGGGAACCACAGGTGCTTCAAGTGCTGACCACGGATTGAAACCAATGTCTTTGGTTGTTGTTTTTTTGATTTTTAACGGACGTCCCATTTGTTTTCTCCTATCTAGAAGTCCAATCCGGTTTCTAACCGGTACGCGGGGGGTTAGACCGCATAAAACGCAGAGTGCGTTATGAGTATTTATGGAGAGGGGGTGGTTTGCCAGCTCTTGCTATAATTATAGGCCCATACCGGCTGCGATACTGTGTTGCTCTGATATTCAAAATTGCTGTTGTCGCTGGTGGTCTGTTCAGTCATTTCGCAATAGAACAAATGCGACGAAAAGGTGTTTTGAGCACCGCCTGCAACAGCCGCTCCTTGTATGACGTAGGTAGCACGCACTGTCTGATAGAAGCCCCATGCTTCGCGATTGCCTAGATCGGTATGAGTGTAGCCAGCGTATATAATTCCAAAACTATTGAAGCTGTTGCTGTTTTGTTGGCGCACTACATTCCAGCGGCCCGTGATCACGATGCGGCACTGTGAGGCTGGATATAACACACTGTCGTCGTCCACGTAATCAGTAAGATCGTTGCCTATCACAGCAATGGGCCAGTTTTGGGCTTGTACGCGCAGCACGCCGCCCGACAGCGGCCCGGGCTGTCGGCTGGGACTACCATAAAAATATTCCGACTTGGTTTCCTGATTGGGGTAGCCCAAGCTCAAACCAAACGTTGCGCCATCATTGTAGCCGGGTCGGCTCAACAGCCATGAACCTTGTGAGGTCACTGACAGTCCATTTGCCACTGTGAGCTCTGCGGTACCAGAATACCCGGGTGGTGTAAAAAAATCAGTCATGCTGTATTTAACGCATCATCACAGGCTGTAGAGTGATCGATCGTTGTTGAAATTAGTGGTGATTTCAGCGGTGCTCAACGCTCTATTGTAAAGTCTCACGATGCCAATTCTGCCGGCAAAGAAACTACTGGTTCCCGATAGACTGCCAAGATATAACGGCACTGCCAGATTATTGATACTGCCAAGGGTATGCGAATTAGTTCGTATTTTGGTACCATTGTCATAGGTATAAAGTTCTTGTGGACTACGTGAAAGTACATACACACGTTGATACCACTCGTTTGCGAGCATAGCCGATTGCGTATTTTGCACACCTGTAGATCCACTGGCCCACCAAGGATAGTTCACTGTGCCAAAAGTTCTTGTCACAGCATAACTCAAGTCTGAAAAATTATTAAATGGTCCCTTTGATAGTATGTACTGATTGCCATCCTGCAGTCCTGGACTAAACCATATTTCAATACTATAACTACCACTACCTGGTTCTAGTAAAGCATTGTCTGGCACACTAATATAAGCATTGGTAGTAGGAAAGTTAAACAAGAAGTAAGGCGAAGTCCATGACACATTGGTCATGGTGCCATCTTGATTGTTGCCGCTGAGATCATACACAGTGGTTCCAGATTCTGGATAACTGTTTACATCACTGGGATCGTACCACAACACCAACCCATCGGTCACTGGTCCGGATTGAGCCGGCTTCACATTGTTCATTATTGATTGCATTATGCCAGTCATGCTGCGAACCTAGCTTGAGATTCACAATCCTGTGGCATAGTTTTTCTCGTAGTGGACACTTGATTACAAAATAATAAATTAGCCATACTGTATTCCTCTATTATGACAAACCATAAGTGGCACGCATGACATTGAAATTTTGTAGGATTTGGATAGATGTGAGTGCTGTATTGTAGATCAGGCTTTGGCCTATCTGCCCGTTCATGGGATAACTGCCATTGGGGTTGGTACCACCAGCTGTGTACGCACTGATGCCGATATAGCAATTCTGATTGTTGGCCATGAGTCCTGTGGTGGTATCAGTGGTAGAAGCCACCTGCTCACCGTCTACATAGAGAAATATTGTGTCCAAGGCCACGCTACGCACAACCACAGCATTGTGCCACGATCCATTGCAGAGATTGGTGCTGCCGGCCACGGATTTGCTGTTTGGTCCACTTGAGCCCATGTCAGCCACGAGGACGCCACTGGTGATATTCAAGTACATCCTGTAGTTCCATGGATAACCCACTGAGGTCTCTTTAGAGAACAGCATCTGATAGGTAGAAGTAGAGGATGATTTGAACCAAGAACTCAGGGTAAATGTTTCCGCACTCAAGTATTGTCCGGTGTTGATGTATCTGTTGTTGGTGGCACCGTTGAAGCCAAAACTGGGTGCCCGTGCTGTGCTGTAAGTCACCCCGTTGACCAATGTTGTGGTGTAACCATTGGGGCTGAGATCGTAGGCCGAAGTTCCCGAGCCGGGATAACTGGCTGTGAGTTGGGGTTCCAGTCTCAGTTGCAGGCCATTTGTGATGATCTGCCCGGGCTGGGCAGATACAGCGTTCATAACTCCTGTCATAATCCGTAACGATCCTTTATGGCATTGAAGTTTTGAGCCACTTGGGGTGCGGACAGCACAGTGCTGTAGATCCTAAAGATGCTGACTTTGCCATCTAGTGTTACGGGACCACTCTGTGGTCTAGGGTTTACTTGATAAAGATCGAGGGGAGCTGCTTGTGGTACATTGGCCGGTGTGCCAGTGTATACAGAAGTAGTCACAGAACTACCATTGATGTATAATGCACTGCCCGTGGAACCTATGGTGGCAACTACTTGCTGCCAAGCACCTGTGGCGGGTGTAGTACTATAAGTAAGCCCCGTACCAGTGCCAGTTCCAAATCTATAGGTATATCCAGTGGTGGTCAGGAATCCCAGGTATCCATCGCTGGTTGTTGCACGTTTACTAAACAGCATGTTGGGACCAGCCGCATTGACAGTGTCGAGATTGAACCAAGTCTCTATGGTGATTTCTGACATTGAATCCAGACTGGCCGCATCTGCGACGCTGAACCAGTCGCCATCACCGGGCACTAGATCAAAATAACCACCGCTGGCTGCGTTCCACGCCGGCGTGCCCTGCAATGCAGCATCGTTGCTGTTGCCTGAAGTGTCCAACCAATCACCTGATCCTGAATAACCAGCAGCATCCAAGTTCAACACCAGATCCGCAGTCACTATCTGGAGATCATAGACAGAGACTCCTTTGAGAGTGATGCCTTCTATACGCATCAATACACTCCGGTACCGTTGATGAACCAGGTATCTGATGCCACCTTCATCACTGTGGCCATGCCATATGTGCCTACCACCCTGTTGCCGGCAGAGTTGCTACCGGCCATGTACAGTGTCACCCCCGAATCGGCATTGACCAACACGTTGCCTGCGGCCTGTACCACCAAGGTAAACGCTGTGCCTGTGGGGAACGCCACATTGGCATTGGCAGGGATCAATAATGCGAGATTGCCAGCTGTGGTCGAGTAGAAGTGCTTGCCGCTGTCTGCGAGAGCAGCAGTGGTATTAGCACCAAGAGATACCTGGGGAATCTCACGATACCCGATGCTGTAACCGTTGACATTAGCTGAAATATTACCGGTCAGCGTGATATCATTGGCAGTGACAGTACCGTTGGCAAATGCGGTGTTACCAGTGTTGTCAAAGGTCCAGGTATAACTACCAGCCACTAGTTCTACGTTGGCACTAGTGCCGGTGATATTGCCTGTGAGGCTGACATTGCCGATAAAGTTGGCTGCTGTGATATTGCCGGTGGTAGAAATTGTGTTAGATCCAAACGCCGCTAAGAATGTAGACACGTTGCTGTCGCTGTAGCTGGCCGGCAGGCCTGTAAGCAAACTACCGTCGCCTATGAAATAACCCGCTGTAACATTGCCTGAGCCCGAGATGTTGCCGCCCGCAGGCAGGTTCAAGTCGCCCAAGGTATCAAAGGTCCAGGTTCGAGCAGTGCCGGCCACATTGCTTTGGATCACGAGATTGGCGTCGCTCTTCAGTCGCGTGGCTGTGATGTTGCCAGGAACAGTCAAATTACCAGTGTTGTCAAACGTCCAGTTATAAACATTTCCGCCCTCGGCTGTTTGGATGTTTAGATTGCCACGACCAACTGGCACCCTGATTTCAGGCTCGGCGCCGCTTCGGAATATCTCTAACCAGTTGCCTCCGATCTCTTGGTCATAAAAGCCCAGGCCGCCCGACGAACCTAGATAAATCGAGTTGGCATTGCCGGTGGTGGTGTTGAGACTGACCAGAGCTAGGGTATCATCGATGGTTCGTATAGCACCTTCACCAACGGGCAGTGTAAGCTCACCATATGCACCAGCTGAACCAAAGGTCCAAACATGGGTGTTGGCTGCGATTTGCACATTGGGATCCTGTCCTGCCGGCAGTTTCACATAGCTGTTCTCACCGCCCAGGAATAGGTCAGCACTGGAGTTGTCTTGTGTGCCACCAGCACGTATGTGTATGTGTCCGGGTGCTGTGGGATCAAGGATGACATACTGATCTGTACCCGTTAAATTCTCGTCGGGTATCAATTCTAAAGTAGTATATCCGTTGCCGTCACCTGACGAATTGGCCACGGTGTTGATCTGGCTCACAGCCGATGCACTAACATTGCCCATACGGATGTTGCCCGGGGCAGTCAGCACGCTGTCGGCACCAAAGGTCCAGGACCAGTTGTTGCCAGAAATGTCGGCGTCGGTGGTGATGGTTGCTGGGTATCCAAGAGGTGTGTCAATCCTGAAGTAAGGCGTGCCCGCACCGGGTTCGTCACCTATGATGGTGTTGCCAGCGAACCGGATGTAGTTGGGCGCGGTGAGGTCACCGTTGGTATCAAACAACCACTGCTTAACGGAACCATCCACATTGGTACGGACACCAAAGTTGGCCACTGTGCTGATACCGCTGTCCACAGAGTTGTTGAGTTGTATCAAAGTATTGCTGGCGGGCTGGGCGCGGAGAACCAAGGTGCTGGCACCGGCTGTACCAGTGATGTCGCCAGCTGTTGTGATGTCACCCGGAGCAGTCAGGGTGCCATCTGCACCAAACTCCCAGCTTTTCTGGGTGTTATCGTAGTCGGTGATGATCGAAATAGGATCAGTGGTGCTGAGATTTCGCAAGGAAACCACATCGTTACCAGTGATACGAACGTCGTCGGTGGTCACTACTCGGAAGTCCAAAGCCTGTATGTCAACTTGGCTGTTGGCAGCACTGATAACAAGGTCTTGACCGTCGGGCGGTGACATCGTGGTATCTGTGAACGTGATGTTGCCGGTGGAAGAAATCCCTGTGAGCAGGCTACCGTCTCCGATAAAGTAATTGGCAGTGATGTTGCCTGTGGTGGAAATTACGTTGGAGCCAAATGATGCCAGAAATCCAGCGACATTGGCGTTGCCATATTGGGAAAGATTTGCATCAGCAGGTGTGTAAGTAAACACTCCCGAAGTGTTGTTGTAACTCAAGCTACCGTTGCCAGACGGGCTGGCGGTAGTAACCGACAAATTGCCTAATGTAATAAAGCTTGGGGCACCGGTTATGTTAGCCCATGCAACGTTGCTGATTTGAGCACCGTCTCCAATGATATAGTTGGCGGTGATGTTGCCTGTGGTGGTTATGGTGGTGGCGCTGTCATTTGACAACAATGGCTCGCCAGCCAATGTGAGAGTGTTGCCGGGGGCAACACTAAGCGGCACGCCACCTATGTAGATTGTGTTACTGGCCACCCAAAGGCTGTTCCACTGATTGGTGGCATTGCCCAGATTCCAGGTAGTGTTGGCACTGGGCATGATATTGCCAGCAATGCCCGAGGACAGCAGATTGATAACATTGGCATCACCATAGGAAGTGCTGCCTGCTATCGTGATATTGGCCACAAGGCCATTAAAACTAGAAACAGTTACACCTGCACCTTGGAAATTCAAAAGCGTTGTTCTTGGTACTATCACAGTGCCGTCTTGTGCAGTTGGCAGATACACAGGACCAATGCGCACTGATTCCAACGGCGTGGGTGTTGGTGTCAGCACAGTTTCGCTGACTGTGGCCACATCAGACACCACCGGTGGTGCATCATTGGCCACTGCGGGATCTTCGGTCACGGCGGCCGGTGCTGTATCTATAGAGCTCAAAGGTATTACAACAGGCGTGCTTGTGACTGGCAGTGGTGCTGGTGCACGATCTATTTCCGACAAAGGTATCGGAGTCACATTCAACGGAACGTCAATGGGAGCAGGTTGTCGTTTGATCTGCGATCTTGGTACCACAGGAGTGGTTGTGGTGTTGGTATCTACTGGTGGTGGTTGTTGTGTGGCCATACCGTATTTATTTTTTATGGCCAAAAAGAAAGGGCCTTGCGGCCCTTTCTTGTTCCATGGGAACAGCGTCGATCAGGAGAACGACAGGTTCGATACAGCGATCTCACCCACGTAGTCACCTGCGTTGCCGAAGCTTGACGCAGTGTTTGTGAGCTCGATGTAGCCATAACGTGTCATGAAGCTGACCACTGGTTCAAACGTGGTTGGATCCAACACAACGCCTGAGCTCATCAGTGGGATGTATGGGCAGTAGAACGCTGCCGCATCTGCTTCTGACGAACCTTTGTAGCCAACCAGCACTGGTGTGCTGTCGCTGGCGTAGCTATCAACAAACACGCGCATGGCGCCGTTGAGGGTGCCAACGAACTTGGTGTTTGTGGGAGCTTCAAAGGTACCTTCAGTGGTTCTTGCGAACGCTGAAGTTGTTGCTGACTGCAGCACAGTGAGGCTGGCTGGTGACACAACTGCCCAGTTGCCAGCACCGCGACGTGTGCGCTGTGCGATCAGGTTGGCAACGCGGTTGATAAGAACAGCTAGAGCAGCGTGTTCGTCACCAACGAATGTTGCAGTACCCGACACAGTGGCCTGGTTGTATGTGAACTCAGTCTGGGCCAAGCTGCGCAGCGACAGGAGGATCTCCTGGTCGATTTCAGCAGTGATTTCTTGGGCCAAAGCTGCCATGATTTCTGCTTCAACGTCAATGCCGTGCATGGCTTGTGCGTCTTGGGCAGCTTCAAAGGTCCAGCGAGCTTGGAGCTTGCGTGTCTTGGCTTCCACAGCCTGCTTGAGGATCTGCACAGAGATCTGACGACCGCCGTTGCCTTCCATTGTAGCTGTGGCACCACCTGCGTAGCCTTCAGCAGCAGTCTGTGTGGTGGCAGCATTGGCTGCACCGCGAGGACCAGCTGAGTAAGCAACAGCAATCTTGAACGGGCTCAGTGCTTCTTCACCGGCTGTGACGCTGGTGGCAGCAGCAGTTTGGTCCGTCATTGTGCTGGCGTAACGCACGCGCAGAGTGTGGATCTGACCCACTGGGCCGGTCATGGGCTGCACACCAACGATCTCGTTGGCAATGACAGTGGGCATGACACGTCGTATCACTGGGAGGATCACGCGGTTCAATGTGGCAATGTTGCCGCTGACCGTGCTTCCTGCAGAAGCGTTTTCTTTCAAATACTTACGAGTGTTTTCAAGTATCACACTCATAGCGTTGCGACGATTGCCACGGAGGCCTTCCATGAGGGCTTCTTTGGTCTCGTCCCAGCGGCTTTCTAATAGTTCTTGTGACATTTCTGTCTCCTCTAACTTTTTTATAGACCAGCCAAACGTTTGATGTCGATCACATTGCTGCGATCTTCCTGAAACGCCGGTGGTACAACTTTATCACCAGTTACTTCCTTCACGCTTTCTGTGATCACTTTGCGGCTTTTCTCAGAGGCGTTGTTTAAGACGGCTGGTAGATACTTTTCGTAAGCGTTTTTGAGACGGGACGTCTGCACGCTTTCCAAGAGATTCTTCATGACCGCTCGCTTGTCCTCGTTGAGAGGGCTCAGCAGTTCCTCCATGACCGCGGTGCGTTCATTGGATTCACGGATCATTCGGATCTCTTGATCCTTGGATTCCACTAACTTCTTGGCTTGACCAATAACTTTAGCGGCTTCACTTAACTGTGAAGTTTTGGCTTCAAGATCTTTGCGCAGTTTACGCACTTCTTGATTTTCATTCAAGTGAGTGTGCGCAAATTCTGCAGCATAAGCTTCAAAAATCTTGCGTCCAAATGTGTTTTCACGCGCCACACGAATGTCTTCGTGCAGCTGAGTGAGTTCTTGTTTTAGATGCGTGGCAACAGTGGTTCCCAGCTTGCTTGCAGATTCTTTGACAAAACGTCTCTGCAGTTCTTCCAGTTTACCGCGTGCTTCTGTGACCAGACGCACTTTGGTTTCCACTAAATCACGTTTGTCTTGAGCAAACTCAGTGATTTCTTTGGCCAGGGCATGCACCACAAATTCTTCTAGCTTGGCTAGAGCCTGGGTGTGTGCCTTGCGATCCTTGCGGAGTTCACCAATTTCTTCTGCCAGCTTGGATACCATAAAGTCATTGAACTTTGTGGCACCTTCTTGCATTTGGCTTTGGAACTTGACTCTGTCCTCAACCAGCGCTTGCCGTTCGGCCTGCAGTGATTGGATCTGTTCTTCAAGACCTTCGGTTACCATGCGATCTAGAGCTTCGACCATGTTGTTTTTATCATGCTCAAAGCGTTGTGCGAATTCCTCACGGAGTTCGGCACGTACCTGCTCACGAGTCTCGTTCAGCTTTTGTTCCCAAGCTTCGTTGAGTTCTTGGCTGACGTCTTCGTTGATTAGGCCGCTATCGAGCAATGGTTTGAGTGCTTCTAGCATCGACTTCTCCTAACGTTTGAGCTCCTTGATGAGGCGTTTGATTTCCTCTTTCAAGTAACCCTGTACTTTTTTGTTGTCCGGTCCAGCTTCACGTGCTAATTCAAGCATTTTGTGTCCGTAACGCATATTCATCAAGCTTTCATAGATTGCTTTAGGATAAGCATTGGGAGCGCTGGGCTGGGCAACCACATCCACAGTGACTATTTCAAAGTCACTGACATGTCCATTGTGTCCTACATTTCCGCTGCCGCGGCTGCTGACACCCAGCTTGACATGACTGGTCAAAAGGGTGCGCACTAAATTTCCCATGGGAGTTGGCAGGATTTTGAGCTTGCCGTATCCGCAGGGTCCATCCATCCACATGTTCATGATCATGTGGCTCACACGATCAAGGTTGATTTTGAGATCATCGGGGTGATCAACTTCGCCTAAGACCGAATGACCGGTCTTGATCTGCTCCATGATGGTGCCAACGGCTTTTTCTATCTCATTGACAGGATACACACGTTCGTTGGCATTTTTTACGCCACCTTCAATGCATATACCTTGCATGTAAAGATCCTTACCTTCGCCAGTGCCCTCAACTATAATGCGGGCCTGGTCGAAAGTAAGGTATTCTTTAAGATAAGCTGCCATTTACTTTGGGTCTCTTACTGCTTGGGGAAAGGTGTCTTGGTGTTGACGCCTGTCTCTTGCTTGAGTTGCGGCTTGGGAGCTGCGTCAAGCTTCACAGTGTTCTGTGCTGGTGTGTTCTGCACCTTGCCAATCATGTCCTTGGCTGTGGGCGCTGAACGACCGCTTTCTGCAGCGGTGTCAGTCTTGACCGGCTTGGCAACAGCGCCCTTGGCTCCGCTGTTGGCAGCCACAACTGGCTTGGTGTTGATACCCGACTCTTCGCTAGTCACGGCCTTGGGGGCTGCTTTGAGGTTGATAGCTTCTTCCATGGGCATCTTCATGCCTTCGGTTTCAAGCTCGTCATCCACGACTTCTTCGGCGTCCATGTCTGCGCCAACATCAACATCGTCGACTTCAACATCCATGTCTAGTTCGTCAGAGCCCATGCCCTCATCGCCCATGAGTTTTTCAAACTCTGCCATGAGATCTTCAACTTCTTTCTCAAGGTCAACTACGCGATCCTCGAGATCTTCTTTGTGATCCATGTCGTCTTCGCCGGCTTCGCCAAGACCCACTTCTTCAACTTCTACGTCGTCGATGAGGTCATCGGCTTGATCGCCGCCAAGATCGCCTTCTTCCACCTTTTCCTTGTCATCATCATGTTCATCTTTGGCTTCGTCGACTTTCTTGTCTTCGTCGTCCTTGTCGTGTTCGGCTTCTTCAAGCTCGTCTTTCTTCATCATTTCTTCGTAGATAGTGCGGCTCTTTTCCACTACTATCTCGTGAAAGAGTTCACGAGCTTTGGCGTCTTCGTCATTGATCACGTATTCGATCAATTGTTCAAATTTGTTTGTCATAAATCCTCCTCAAAGTAAATGGCTGTAAAATATTTACAGATTGCACCGTAAATACATCAATTATCGGCGATTTTTTCGTGAAAATAATGGTAAAGTCAGGAGACTTTACATCATGGGCTGCACAGGTGGTGCGTACTGAGCCTTGACCTTGGCCAATTTTTCCTTGAACTCTACTGCTCTAACATCGTTGAGCTGACGCAGTTTGTTGATCTGCGCCAAAGTTAGTTTGGTTTTTCTCAGATCGCCCAGCTTGGGTCGCGAGTTATCCTGACCAATGTCTTGATAACTTTCTTTTTCTCTTTCATAGAGTTCAAGCAAAATCATGCTGGTATTTATACAGCAGGGGCGCCAGCAGCCGCCGGGGCAGCAGCACCTGCAGCAGGCTGTTGACCGGGTGCAGCGCCGGGGGCACCAGGTGCAGCGCCGGCGGCACCGCCAGGTGCTTCAGGTTCACCCAAGCCTGACAACTCAGCAGCGGTGTCAAGATCTGACTCAATGCCCGCAGGCGTGACACCCACAGATCTAAGATCCGTTCCGGCCGCAGGCGGTGCAGTGGCCTCGGTGCGCTCTTGTTCCCAGAGCTCTTCGTTCTCGCGCACTTCATCTTCGCTGAGACCCAGGTAGCGTTTCAGCAGGAATCGCTTGCTGAGATAGGGCAAGGCATCCAGTTGTGTAAACGTGCTGACTCGTGTAGTGTCAAGTTCAGCTTCGCGATAGCTGGCGAAGTTCTGCGGTGGGTTGAATCTAATACTAAACAGGCCAGCATCAATATTGAAGCCGCGCCAGCGCATGAACATCTTGAATTCATCGTCAAGTTTTTGCACCACTAGACGCTGGAGTCGCTCGCAGTACTGATTAAATCTGTATTCTTGTATCAGTGCAGTGCCCACTCGACCGTCGTTGAGGGGGCGATCGCTGTCATCGGGTCCCGTGGGCAGATAGCTGCTGGGCACACGCAGTCCGCGACACATCTTGTTGTTGAAATACTTGAGATCGTCGATCTCACCAAGATTGCTGCCGCCCGGCAAGGTTTCCACAGAACTACCGCGTCCATCTGCTGTTTGCGGGAAGAAGTAATCTTCGTTGATACTGAGTGGATTGTAGCTGGAATCCATGATGTGCTGGCCGCCACCGGTGTAGCTGGGTATTCTGCGCTGATGTATTTCGTTCTTGACGCGCTCCACAAACTGCATGGCCATGTGGCTGGGCATGCTGCCCACGTCGATCTTAAACACCCTACGTTCCGGTGCGCGGGCCACACGGTAAATCAACACAGCATCTTCCAGGAGTTCCTTTTGTTTGAACACACGGAATATGGTTTCCAGCACGCTCTGTCCAAATGGCCAGTAAAAGTCCAGGCCTTCAGTGAGACTGATGTGAACCACGTGTTTGGCGTCGATCACAGCCTCGTTCATGGCTGCGGCAAAACGGCTCTTGCCAATGCCTCCGCCGCCTGCGCCGGCCGTGGGCACTGTGTAGTTGTAGGGCGCCACGTAACCCGAGCTGGGCGGATTGCTTTGATAGTCTGTGGTGGTCTTGGCGGCCACTGTGAGATTCTGGAAGTTGGGATTGATGTCACGGATCACGTACTGCTCGGGACGTTTGCCTTCGCTTTCGTTTACAATCACACGCGCCACTTTGGTCATGTCGACCCAGTACATCTCAAAGGTTTCGGGGTCGCGCACAAACACCTGGTCGCCGTACTTGATGGTGTTGCGGAATATGCGGAAGATGCGCTGATCCAGCTTGTTGAGCTTGACCCACTGCTGTAGCTGCTGCTTGATGATGCGCACTTCGTTGTCAGTGGGCGATTCTGTGTACTGCACATCAAAAGGCATGGCTGTGTCGGGATTGGTCTGGGTACTGAACTCAGCCAGGATATCCAGACATGAATTGATCTCAGAATCCATGTCCATTTGTTCGTACTGATTGTAGCGTTCTATGCGATTGGGATGACCGCTGTAGACTTCTGGCAAACGGCTGGCGTAGTTTCTATAAACGATGTCGGCTTGGCCGCGCAAAGGATCCACCACGCTGTTGCGTCCGTAGCCCGGCAGACCATCGGCGCCACGTCCTGATATGGGACTGAGCTGACCATACTCGTTTGAAACCTTGAAATACTTTTTCCAAGACATAGATATACTTAGTTTGTAGACACACGCACCAGCTTTTCGCTGATCTTGTTGCTGCGACTCTGGAGATCCACAAGCTTGGTGAGCTGCGACATCATTTCAGCCATGCCCCCGGCGGCCATTTCAGGAGCAGCGCCCAGTGCAGGAGCAGCGGCTGCTGCCGTTGGCGTGCTGCCCGGAGTCATGCCAGCCTTGGCAAACACATTTTCTATGTCAGTGAGAGCCGATGTGACATTGGGTGTGATCAAGGATTGAGCAGGAGCGGTCATGCCGGTCATTGCAGCGGGATTGTCTAGCATGCCTCCTAGGCCCGCTGTGCTGATGTCAGCAAAAGCCTGCATGGGGCGACTTATCATCTCGCCTATCATGTCTGTGCCGTCAAGGTCTACAGCTTTTACTTGGCTAGTGAGTTCTTTGAATGCAGAATCAATGAACTGAGCATCAAGAGCCTCAATATCTAAATCCTGCGCTGTGGCAGCTAGATTTTGCACCGTGCCGTTGACGTCGGCGAATGCCGCAGTAACATCTTGAAAAACATCTCCAACTGAGGTTTGCTGTTGTGTGAATCCAGCAAAACTGTCGGCGAATGCCGCAGTAACATCTTGAAAAACATCTCCAACTGAGGTTTGCTGTTGTGTGAATCCAGCAAAACTGTCAGTAAACACAGTTTGTAGTTGCGGGAATGGATTGGGCTTTAGTGTTACTGGTAATACTTTGCCTATGGGCAACACAGCCTCAGGACCAGCCTCGCCCACGATACTGGGACCTTGTGTAATGCCACCTTCAGCCATTTGTGGCAATTTTCTCAATGCCTCGCGAGACCGCATATCTCCTTGCAACACTTCCATGCCACTCAAGGCATCGCGGATGATGCCGTAGCCAGCATCAAAGCCGATCTGCTTGGCTCCGTCACGCATTTGGGTCATTTGGGCATCAAAACTTTGCTCGCCAAGCTGCTGAAGAATCGCTGCGTACTGGTCGCTGAGTCGTTTGTTTTCGCCGCGCTGCTGGAATTCGCTGGTGTTTTGACCAAATGCGTTTTGTGCCGCCCAAACCTTGCCTTCGGGGGTGCGCATCAAGAAGCTAAGGTAATCTGCTGCCGTAATGGCACCGCCGCTGCGATCTCGGAGGGTTTCAACTTCTCGCCTAAAATCTCGATCAATGGCCAACATTTCTTGGTAGGCCTGATCAAGCTTGCCAGCAACGGACATGGGATCTATGGACCAGCTTTCTTCGTCTTGAATATTGAGACCTGGGATCATGGAGGTGTTGCTGAGACTGTCGCCCATGCCGTAGGCCTTGCGTATTTGATCTGCTGTGGGTGCGCGGTAGGCGCCTTTCATTTCCACAGGTATATTCTTACCGTCAGGCAGTGGAACAAACGCTTCGTTCTGTCCAGCTTCGCCAGCTACTACTCTGGTGCCACCCTGTCGCGCGGGAATCACGCCACCATCTCGCATGTAGATGTGCGGTGGATCATTGGCCAGCGTCTTGAATCCGTACTTGCTGAGCAGGCCCATTTGGGCCAAGGCTTGAACTTCTTTGCTGTTCAAATCCGCTGCCATACCAAAATTATGCTTGCTACGACCTGGTTGTGCCTTGGGATTCGCACCGGGATTGATACTAGCCTGTTCTTCAATGCTACGGAACGCTGAATTGAGATTTAATTTTTGACCAGTCTGCAGGTTGTACTCCTGGGCCATGCTGACCAAGGCCTGCCGGAAGCCAGGATCCAGTTTTTCAAAATGAGCTTGGCTGCCGGTGCCGCTGCCAAAGTTAAACAATTGATCTGGTGTAATTGCGCCCGTGGGTGGACCTCCAGCACCGCCTCGAACAGCCGGTGGTTGGCCACCTTTGGCACCGCCTGCTGGGGCTGCGGGTTTAGCAGCAGCGCCTGCACCGCCAGCTGGCATACGGCCTGTGTCTTTCAGGGTCTCTACCTGGCTGGCCACTCTTGCTTCACGACCCGACTTGCCCAGGGCGGTAAATGTCTGTCCAACGCGGTCGAGTCCAATTAGATCAAAGCCAGATCCAATGATTTCCGCTGTGTCATTGATGGCTTCGCCCAGGAGGATTCCAGCTTTCTCCGTAGTGGTAGCCAGCTTGTAATTGGCATCCTGTTGACGCTGTATGGCTTCTTCTCTAGACTCAGCGTCTGCTATCATCTTGGTGGGATCAACCGCGATATCAACTGCGTCGCCGATGGCCTTGGTGGTATCGTTTAATTTTTCAATTTCTTCCGTGCTGGGTTCTTTCTGCTGGGCAAGTCCTTCAAGACCCAGCTTATCACTGATCACGCTGAGAAATTCATTCAGTGT